AGATATTGAAAGAGTGAAAAACACATATGAATCCAGACAAATAAAAGCCGAAGATGTTGCATCATATAATCACTATCGTTATAATTCTAGAGTGTGGGATGAACCAAGCCTGGAACAAAAAAAGAAGAAAATCTTGAAAATGAGTAATGCAGAAATTAGGGACAATATTAATTATATGCTAGAAGATTCAAGATTTAATGTCGCCATGCTTGGAAATATTGGCACAAAAAATAAAAAATAAAAAATATTAATGGAAATTAAGGACTGGCTTTTAGTCCTTTTTTTCTATATAATATGGGAGTAAGAAAAAGGAGACTGTAGTATGAACACATTAGTACAACCAAAAAATAAAAACATTCCATTTTGTTTTGAACGTGTTTCCGATTCAAGAAGTGTTATTGCTGCCGTGGAGAAATTGAAGAACACTGATGAAGAAATTAGCGGAGAACCTTTTCGTGGTGTTATACTGGAAGAGAGAATGAATGAATTTGAACAGATTAATTTTTTGAAATATAAATTGAGAGACCTTGAATTATCACTAAAAACAAAAAACAGATTCGAAGTGATATATAACAAATCAAAAATTGTTAGAAAGATGTTTGATTTTGATTTTACTGCGTGTGGTTTGCGTTATAAGGGACCAAAATTAAGTATTATTGAAGAACAGATTGATAAGATGCCATTTATCCACGAATATTGCAACTTTGGTGGATGTGGTATAGAATTGAACTGGGATATGGTATTCAAAAAGAAAGAAATTGTAGCACTGATTGATAAATATATAGATGACGTACTCAATTATTTTCGCAGTGAGATCAAAAAGTTAGAAAATAAAAACAACATCAAGAAAGAATATTATAGTCGCAATCTTGATCTTTATATGAATCTTATTGGCATGACTGATGAAAAAGAAAAAACGCTTGTACGGTATTTATTCTTACAAAGTGTTCATGGTATTTATTACGGATTCAAAGAAAATTATTCCAAGACTTTTATGATGAATATTTGTGGTATAACTGAAAGGGATTGGAAGAAAATGATTGTGTCCGAAACCTTCAATATATTTGTTTGTACAGCTAATGGTAGAGATCGTAAAAAATATATAGTACCAAAAGAAGAAGTGCTGAGATTGGTTTATGGCATAGAAGGTGATGATCAATATTTCTTGGATGCATTGATTAAGAAAACCGAACCTAATGAGTTGACTTTGAAAGATTTTGGTCATGTAAGTCAGTGTGAATATATTAAGAGTATTTTATCCAACGCACTGAAAAACAGAACCAAAGGCATAAACATTCTAATCTATGGTAAGGCTGGTACTGGTAAAACTGAATTAGCCAAAACACTTATAAAAGAATTGGGTGCTGATGGATATGAAGTAAATAATAACAGTAAAAACAACATATATAAAGAACAATTTGAAGCTCCAAGATTAGTATGTGAAGAAAAACAAAACATAGTTAGAAATGGAATCTTCAAAACTTTATCTATGTGCCTAAAAAACTCTACCAACTCAATAATTTTCTATGATGAGGCGGAAGATTATTTTAGGAAGAATGAAATAGCGGATCAATCAAAACAAGAAATAAATAGTACGCTGGAAAATAATACGACACCTACTATATGGACTTGTAACGAATTATCACCATACTGGATTGAAAAGTCGTTTATTCGCAGATTTACTTACACTCTTGAATTAGATAAAATAAATAACACCACTTTGCTTGATTTGGTTAGAAAGATCTGCATCAAGAATAAAGTGGAAATAAATAAAAAAATAGAAGAATTAATCAAACAAGAACAACCATCTATCGGACTAATTGAAAAATGTATCCAGGCCTATAAATTATCTGGGTCTAAAAATATCGATTGTCTATATGAAGGGTTGAAAGATTTGATTTACGCTGAAAGATATGCCAACGATAAACCAAAAGACATAAATAGAAACCAAACACATGACTATAACCAGAACCTTGCCAATACTGATATAAAACTAGACTCTATCACAAATGGTATTATAAAATCTGGTAAAAATGATTGGTCTTTGATCTTGTATGGTGTAAGTGGAACTGGTAAAACCGCATATGCTGAATTCTTGGGTAAAAAACTGGGTAAGCGTGTAATCAAGAAAAAAGTAAGCGATCTTCAAAGTATGTGGGTTGGTGAGTGTGAACATAATATTGACAAGGCCTTTGAAGAAGCTAGATCCGAAAACGCCATATTACTGTTTGATGAAGGGGATTGTTGGTTGCGTGATAGAAGACATAATCGTGCGTCTTGGGAAACCAGTCAAACGAACCAATTCTTACAAAACCTAGAAGCAGCAACAACACCAGTAATCATAACAACAAATCTTATGGACTCACTGGATCAGGCAGCACTTCGTAGATTCGTGTTCAAGGTCGGATTTAAGTATATGACAAAATCACAGGTCAAAGAAGCATTCAAAACTTTCTATGATATTGACGTAACCGATGAAGAAGCAAATATATCTTATGTAACACCTGGAGACTTCGCTGTAATACAAAAGCAATTGGAATATTTGGATGAAAAACCAACAGCAGCTAAAATCAAAGAGTTATTGTTGGAAGAAGTCAAAAATAAGAAAGATGATTTCAAAGAAAACAGTATGAAGATATAAGAAAACGCCCCATTTCTGGGGCGTATCTTTTAGAACAAATGTAATGTTCGTTTTTGCTTTTTGAATTCTTTTCCATACAAGGATTCGAATTGTTTCCACAGCATTTCAAACCATTGTGTATAAATGTGGACTTCTGTTTTTGCTGTGCCACGTGTACCGAAGTTTTCCATTGTCATTCTATACCATTGGTGATCTGCTTCTGGATATTGTTCTTCAAAGCCCCAATCTTTGATTTTTGCGATATAATCAACACGTAAATTTTGTACATATTGTGTAAACGCATAAATCAAATTACCGGTGGTGATTTCATCCAACCCATATTGATCTTGCAATCTTGCAGCTAACAAATATGAACCATAAACCATTGGCATTTGTGGTTGTAAAACATTCTTTACATCTTTGTATGCAAATTTAATCGATTTCACACGTTTGATAATAGTATTTTTTATTGTTGGTGATACTTTTTCATCAACATATTTCTTCACCATATTATACAAAGCATTATCATCAATAATATCTGCATTTTTATTGTATTCGATTTCTTTCAAAACATGTTCCAAATACATCCATTTGGTCAACAGAGTTTCATGTTTGGTATAATCGGTTGAACGAGAAAATGCATGAATTTTATTGATTTCAGTTTTGTCATAAATTTCTTTGATGGTTTCAATTACAGAACCACCCAAAGCATGACGCATTTCTTCTGTTTTGATACGTTGACCATTCTGTAATGCGATAAACACGTCAATGGCTGCAGCATCACTTGTATTGTTCAGATAACGAATTGCGATATTTGTATCCAAGATTTCACGTTGCATTTCTTTTGATAAATTACGGAAATAAATCAACTGACCACCACCTGGATTATATGCAAATTTGTTTTGAACGAAGTTATAGATGGTCAAAGAACGTTGTTTACCATCTAATACTTCCATTTTATCTCCTTTTCCACGAAGATAAAACAATGGTAATGGAATTCCCTTCAATAAAGATGTAATAAGTTCATGTTTATTTTTAGGTGACCACTTATATCCTCTTTGATATGCAGGATCAGTGTCCCAAGCACCATTTTCAATGTTTCGTACCATTTTTGATATGGTGATAATTTCCATAGATGTCTGGATATTCAGTTTTTCGATATTATTCAGGGTTTTTTCTTCTGCTTTAGACATGTTTTTCTCCTTTATTTTCTTTTACGTGTCTGTACAATTTTAGCATTTTGTGGGTTTATATTCTTAGATCCATTGGCAAAAGCATTCAGTAAAGCTTGGGCATCAGCTTCATTATCACACAATTCGGTAATAATAACCTTGAATGGCCCTTTTCTTTCTTTTTTAATTGCAGTTACCCCTAAAGATCTGGATTTTTTGCCTTTTTTTACTTCTGGAAGATCAAAATCAGCATATTTCCATTGATAACCTCCAGTAGTTTTATTTTTACCACGACACACATCAGAAATACTAGAAGCTATGATGTTTGTTTGGCGGCCTGCTTCACAAATGGATTCGAAACGATTGATAATTATCCCGTTTTTCATCTGAAGAACAGGTTTTATCAGCCCTTTTATTTTATTATAGGGCTTTGCTTCTCTCGTTTCACATCCAAATAAGGGTTTTGGCATGTTAGTGCTCCTTTTTTGGTTCTTGTTCAGCATAATAATAACATAAAAAATGTGTAAGTAAAATTAAAAATAAAGTAAAGAAAGTTCTATATATCAAGACAAAAACGCTTTAAAAACAGTGTTCTAAGTGTTACTAATAGAAACAAAAGCGTAACAGTAAAAGTAGAGATGATATGACGATAGCTGGACAAGATGCTTTAACACTAATTGTTGTTGCGCTAATTTCTTTCTTAGCGGGGGCTGTCAAGACTATATTGGCATACACCAGAGATAAAATATTCCCAAAAAAGCTAGATTTCTTAGTAAATATCGTACTTTCTTTCTTTGTCGGTGTTTTAGCTGGCTTTGTTTGCACATATTTCAATATTACTGATGGTATGCTCTATATAATTGTTGCATTCGCCGCATTATCTGCTGAAAGACTTTTATCGGCAATCCCAACAATATTTGTCAAAAAAGTTGAAGATGTGGTAGGAGTAAAACCAACACAGGATGAATACGAGAGAGATCCTGTAAATAAAAAGTAAAGAGAAAAGCCATGAAGACTAGAAATAAGCAAACCATAATAACAATAATAACAATGACTACGGCTGTTGTTTTTGGCACTGCTTTTGGTTTGTTTTTAGATTGGTTGTTCTTGCCTAGACTTGTTGTATGTGGAGCAGTTGCAATAGTTTCTACACTAACAGAGCATTGTATTGTTACACGTAAATGCTGTATAGGCAGATTGATAAAAAAATTTGAGGAAAGTAAAGATGAAGTTTCTAAATCTAAATAAAAAAAATAAAAAAAGATTAATTCAATTTATCTTTCTCATACCATTTGTTACTTGTCTGTTGACGGTAATTGGAATAAAACATTATGTGGATTATCGAATTCCTCCAATGATGTGCAATCCAACGGACACTCATAGAGTCTTTGTGGTTATTGCGTTTGTATTATTAGTCAATGTAGTTGCATCTTTTGCTTCTTTGGTTTCTTATTATTGTTTAGAAAATCGTGTTGAAGATATATTACAAAAAAGGAAAAAAGATGCAAAAAAATAAGATTAATTATAGTATGTTAGAAGAAGAATTTATAAAATATGTTCACAAAACATACAGGATTGATCTTTCTATTCAAAATCTAAATCTTCGCCCAATTGATATTGGTATGGATTCATTAGACGCTGTTGAAATGTTGTTATGGGCTGAAGAAAAATTTGGTATAAAAACAGAAAACTCAGATTATTCAGAAACCAGACCTATGTTAGAATTTCTTGAGCTGGTTTATAGTCGAATTCCAAAAAGCAAAAAAATTTAGGCCCAGAAATAAATCTGAGCCTTTTTTATTATAGATCATCAGGAGGACAAGGTATAAAGTTCTCACAATGAATCACGATAAACTTTCTATGTGTTTCAAATATTGGTTTATAGAAGTCTAATATTTTTTGTTTATGTTCCTCATCCCGATATTGAATACATGGATAATTTTTTGGATCTCCTGAATTCCAGAATTTTCCACCACGATCATAAGTAATTAGTCTTTCATTTCTGGTTGGAGCATCATGTATAAAAGCAGCACCCTTTCCTGTAAATATCCCAGGAGCTGCCCAAACATTAGTAGGTTGAAATACCAATGAATTAGGTTGTCCATTATATTTTGGAAGATTTGTAATTGGATTTGTACATTTTGGATAGTTAGATTTAAATTCAGCGTAACCAGTCCCAAAATAAGCCGATTTCAATTTTTCACCATCATTACATACTTTATCCAATACTACAAAAATAGAAATCTGGGTTGATGGAAGTTTGAAGTCTTTTCTAAAATCGTCTGACCATATTTCTTTACTTATATATTTAGATACTTCACACTTTACGTTATGATAAGGCATGTTAGGAGCAATAAACACACCCATCATATTATTTACCACACATCTTTCCATCATTTTTCTGTGTAGCATGTTCTTATAGGGAGTATTGCAAAAGAAGTATTTAAATAGACTCAGATCAAGTGAAAAGAAATCAACACAGTAAAACTCCACTCCCATCTTTGAAGCCTCTCCTGTGTCATCTAAATCAATCCCTACAATATTTTCTTTTGGTATACCAGCTCTCATTAATGCTTTTGTCAATTCACCTTTACCAAAACCAATATCCAAAATTTTAGAAGAACCATCATATATTTTTACAAACTCAGCTGCCATAATATCTGCAATGTGGTTTGGTGTAGAAAAGTAATGGTTGGTGTTTTCTATGTTTTGTTTTACCTTATTACCATCTTTATCAAATTTTATCATACTCATTTTAGTTCTTCCCTTTCTTTTCTTCTTTTTCTTCAAGAGTAGTGCGTACCATTGCAAACAGAACAATAACAGCACATAATAAAACAAATACAGCTAATATAAAATTGACAACTGGAACCCTCGCTAAAACCCATCCAACTAAAACAAGAAGAAATGTATATAACCAAGCCTTCTCATCAATACTTATTTTATTTACTTTTTCTTTTTTCTTACTCATCTATTACTCCTTTTTTTATTTTCCATCTTTTTTTTGCAGCATCACTCATTTTTTGTCTTATTTCTTCACTCCGATGCTGTCCTTTGTTTTTTTCAATTCTTTTTCTAATGTGTTCTTCAGTTTGTTTTATTCCTGTTTTTGTTTTTTTATTAAATTCAGAAGTGTCAGGTCTTTTTTTACCATACATGGGATTTTTTGTTGGATCAGATAACCTTCTTTTTTGTGTTTCTGACATTCTTTTTTTATATTCTTCTGTTCTTGGTGGTCGTTTTTTGCCTTTGTTTGCTGTTGATATTTTCTTTCTTGTTATTTCATTTTGTTTTCCACGACTTCCGCCGCTACATAAATTATAACCAAAACGCATATCTGTTGTGTTGAAACATTTAATTAGTGACTCTTCAACCAAATCTGCTTCTTTTTTTGTGAGATTTTTAGCAACTATTTTATGATCAAAGTTATTCCATCCATATTTTTGAATAGCACTATAAAAATATGTACTACTTCTATAATTTGATCCATTTTTCCATCGTGTTTCAGGATTTTGACACGTTTGTCCTATGTATTTTTTACCATTTATTTTATTTGTATGAATATAAATATACCAAAACGTTTCTTTTCTCATGCTATTTCTTCATATTTAATATTTCTTCTACTGTTTTTTCTATCAAACTTCCTTTGCTATCTAAAAAATACATTTTATCATCCAATCGTGTACCCTGTTCAAATGTTGCTTTTTTTGTGTATTCATCCAATATAAATGCCCTTTTCAAATCATCACTGCAGAATTTACTAAATTCTTTACATACGTTTTCTACTAATGGTTTAATTCTTTCATTTTCCACTTCGTGCTGGCTCCAAACTTTATTATTTATTCCCCAATCTGTTACCATCTTTTCTAATGAGTTATAAAATGTTGGTGTTTGTAATTGTTTAAAGGCACAACTATGTACAAAATTGAACACATTATTATTGTATTGCCTTATAAACTCCATTCTTTCTTCGTCTGATTCAAATAATTTATTTATCTCTAACCATTTAAACAGAACTAAATCTATTGGTAAATTTTCATAATTTTCTGGTTCTTCAACATTTGTTATTATATTATATACAACAGATTGTTGTAAAAATATATAAGGAGATTGTTCATTTGTGTTTGTTGTCATAAGGCCAAGAAATGGTATTTTAGATGCATTACATCTTTCTTCCATAATTTGTGTTTGAAAACGATCACCTGCGTCATTTTTGATTCTGCGTCTGTTTTTGTCTTCACAAAACAACCAAAACCTATTTGGTTGTATCATTTCAGAATCTACATCAATCCACCCCAGTGTCATATAGTCTGTTCTTATAAATCTTTTCCATATTGCTTGTGAATCTTTGAATATGTTGTTTTGATGGAATCTCATGGTAATTTGATCTCCTTTTGCTTACTACGCCATTATAATACATTTAATCTAAAAAGAAAGTTTAATGTACAATTAATTTAAGTAAAAACCCGGTCATTTATTTTAGCCTCTAACTTGATTTATCACATATTTCGTAGTAGGCTTGGACATGACCGGAAGGACCATATTAGCTAGAACTGTTGTTTGAATATTTTTTTCTTTGTTTTGCATAATTTTTTCTAACTAAATAAAAACCGCCAACAGAACTAATCTTGAAGGCGGCATTTACACTTTGTCTTGCTCTTATTTTTTATCATTATTAATTTTCCTACAATAAAACTGATGGCCACTGATTTCTTTCACCATGTCCATATTATAACTCCATGATGGTTTCTTAAAGGCTGTTCCATCAAAATGAGTCACGCATGCAGGAATTACTCTCTTTTTTTCGTTCTTCTCAATCTCATATAAGTGTTGATAAACCATTTTAGTTAGTTCGTACACTTTTTTCGGATGTTTGTATATGTATTTATAACTTCCGTTGCCTTGTAAATATGAGAATTGCTTGTTTTGATGCACGACTTCACAAAACGTATTAGGAAAATCCTTTGATGCTGCTCTGTTTGCTATTACTTCAATTATTGCCTTTTGCCCTTCTATAGGTTCTCCAATGGCTTCACCAGCAATAGCATCTACAACACACTCAATATTTTGTGAACCATATTTGTCATCAAGTTTTGCATCTATTTTATTTATTCCTATTGAGTTGATGCAAAATGTGTTTATAATTATAGCAAGTAGTGTAGCTAATAGTAAATTGTACAATCTCCGTGGAACGAAGGTTATACCATATATTTTTGGTTTGTTCATAATTTATATCTCTATCAAAGTTCCTGTGCTATCTATTAAAGGATTAGTGATGCTATACGATCCTTACGGACCCTTACACCACCACAAGATTTCTTTGATATTGGGTAAATTACAATAATCCTAAACAGAAGTCAAATTTAATATAACAACCGTCTAAAATTAATATCTCATCATAAAAATTAGATTCGCAGACAAGACTATTAATAGAACTAAAATATATACGTTTTTTGAGAATTTTTAGAAGTGAGAATTATTGTCCAAGATATTTGATATATATGCGACCATCTGAATATGTAGATGTCCAATCGTCATTTTGGACCCAGCTTGTGCCATTGAACCAAGCTGCTGCACCTTTTGACATGCCTCCCATAATAGTACCACTACCATTATAAATTTCTGGCCCAGTATAACCATAACCATGACCAATACCGGTTCCATTTTGACCAGCTGAATCACGGCCAGCTGCACCACCACTCCCATAAGGAGTGCTTCCGCCAGCATATCCACTTGTACCACCACCAAACGACCAACCGCTACCACCACCAGCTCCGCCATATGCAGAACCAGATCCTGCATTTGATAATATACCAATTGTTGCTGCGGTAGTATGGAAAGCAAATAAATAATCTGTTCCAAATACACCATTTGTTGGCATTAAGTGCAAACAAGATCCTGCACCATATGCATAATTATATTGATTAACAACTCCGTCACCTAAACAATTACCACCTCCAAGTGCATTGTTTGATCCAGCTGCACAACCAGCACCACCACCGTTACCAAAAATATGACTTACGGCAGGTGGTGTTCCATTGTAAGGATTTACTTTGAAAGCCCCAGAATAAGGATTTGTACCAGCCCCACGGTTAGCTTTTGATCCACAATATGCCCTAATAATAAACGGTTGATTTACTTGTATTGTTTTTGATATTTTACCTGATGCATATCCATAAGCTAATTGATTACTATTATTATAGTAATACATAGGATCACCAGCTTGAACTAATACTTCATATCTGCCTGGTATATATAATGTGTTATCTTCTTTTTTACTTGAACCGGTTAAATTACAAATCACCTCATTCACTGCTGGTATATAATATGGTGTTGTTAGTGATATACTTATTGTTTGATCACTTGTCATATTTATATTTGCAGTTTGAGAATTATAATATTGTCTAGATACAGTATATGTAACAGATGAACCATAAGGAACCAGACAACTATTACCAGACACAATACCAGTATCAAATGTAACCGTTGCATCTGAAGGAGTTGGATTTATTGTCAACGTGCATGGTTCGTGAGTAAGTGATATTTGTAGTGTTTGTGTTGTATTTACAATTATTGTATCTGTTTGTGTTATATAACCTGTCCTTGAAATAGAATAAGAAACAGAAGTCCCTGGATTAACAACAATAGAATTGCCAACTTGTGTAAAACCATCAGCAGTCAACACAACTGTAGCATTTGATGGTGTTGGTTCTATTGTTAGTACAACTTGGTTTAGTAATGTTATTAGAACTTGTTGGTCGCTTGTTACAATAATAGTTCCAGATTTTGTTTCATGCCCAGATTTAGAAACAATATAAGACACACTTGTTCCATATTTTACAGTTATTGAATTATCTACTTGAGTATAACCTGTTGCCGTTAATGTAACTGTTGCATCGGAAGGATAAGGAACAATTTCTAAAGTAACATCTCTGATAAAAAGCAAATCACTACCATAATATACCATGTTGATTGGGTCATCTCCATAGTATATTTTTTCTATTGGTAAAGATTCATAATAAAACGACATACAAATTTATTGTCCAATTACGAAATAGAATGTATTTACTACTGGGTTTGCAGGTAAAGAATTTACTATCTGAAAGTTTGTTATATCTATTTTTTTATTCAATTCTTCAGATGTTATACCTGCAGCATTTTGTTCCGCTGATTGTGTAAAGTTACCCATATAGAAATATAAATACATCTGTGTTGCTGATGGTTGTAATGTTGCATTGTTTTGATATATTGACGATGAACGGGATGCATCAAAAGATACCCTATCCGATGTGGCATCATTAGCAAGAGAAATTCCAGATGCTCCTTCATAAACTCCACCAGCTTTTGTATATGACATTACACCAGAACTGTTTATAATTGCACCAGAATAAGCATTCCCAGGATAACCTCTTGCATCAAAAAAACCAGTAACATTTGGCAGAGTTGGTTCTACGTAGTCACCAACATTATCTCTTAATCCTGTTATTTCAAATTTGGTTCTTGGTAGTTTGAATTGACGATTTGTAATATCTAAAATATAATACCAAGCCACACCGGTTGCGCCATATAAAGCAACAATATTATTTTCTTGATCTGGTAAAACTATTTTATGACCATCTTGTGCAACATAACAAGTTATTGTTATTCCAGAAATTGTTTCTGTTTTTTGCTCTGCAACTGTTACATTTACATTTAGATCACCTGAAAAGTTTCTAATATATGGCCCTTGATCTGCTGGTAAAGCTCCAAAAACATCTATTTCGCCACTCGATACGGAATTTATAATTTTCCATTTATGTCCATATTCATCATAAGTATAGTCACCTATTATTGGTGTTTCTGTTCTTGTATAAACTATTTTAGAAGTACTACTAGAAGCCCAGCAATATAAATCTACATTATATTCATAAAGATCATTTACCAAGTGTTGATAAGCTGCAGAATATATAGCAGCACTTTGCCAATTAAATGTATCAGCTCTTAGCCATCTTATATCGTTTAGTATGTGATCAGCCCATTTGAAATCTAATAATGAGCATCCATTTGTAATAACTTCTGTTTCATCATCTGTAATATAACAAACCCATTCAGGATGTTCTTCAGCAACGTTTTGAGTTTGATATTCATCTAATGATCCAACCCAATCATAAACAACAGATTCTGCATGTTCTGATTCATTTTTATTTATACTACCAGCTACTTGTATTTCATTGGTTATAGGATCTTTTAAAGTTGTTACACCATCTTCTTTGATACTACTTCCACCACCAGCTACAATACGACTTCCTAATCTTATACTCATTATCTAACCTCTAACTTATTCTGCGCCATATATTTGCTATATAAGCAGGTGGTTGAACTGTTGTTGAATTACCATATATTGGATTTGAACGTGATGCATCGAAATATAAACCTTGCCCTGCACTTGATTCATAATAACTTCCAGTATATCCATTTTGATTTCCACCACGGTAAAGAGCAGAATCATTTGTATAACTACCAGAAACAAAACTTCTTACATGTTGGTTTGTCAATGATCCAGTAATATTAGGTAATCCGGCACTTATTGAATTATTAGCATTTGAACCATTGCCTCCCCATAAAGCTTTTCCTTCACCCACAATTTCCCATGATGATCCCGGAATTAGATTTGCGAGTGGACATGTTGTTTGTGTTCCTATATAAAGACTTCCAACGGGATAAAGTGTAGTTAGTATAGATGTTATTTTTAAGTTTACCCATTCCGTTGTTGAAATGGTGGTATCATTTGCATTTGCACTTGGTGTTGGAGATTTTACAGTATCAGTGAATGTTTTTTCTCCACTTATTGTTTGATCTACACCATTTTTCATATATTCACCAAGATCAATTGAACCATCCTCATCATGTATATCATCTGTAATATAACATAACCAATCTGGGTGTTCTTGTTCTACACTTTGAGCTTGATATTCTGACAAAGTTCCTACCCAATCAAATGTAGAAGGTAAATCTGTGTTTGATAAATTTTTGTTTTCTACTGACTTACTTTGGATATCATAAATTGTTTTGTCTACTTTGATTTCTCTAATAACATCATCTGAAATTATAGCGCCAATAGTAAATGTTCCGGTTCCTTGTTCATTATAATAAAATTCTTCTCTAACTAAATCATAAAAACCAACTTTACTATCTGTTTTTCTTACACTTGGAATCAGTTGAGCAATAACATCTCCGCCATCAGTGATTTCTACAATTCCAATATCAAATTCGCTATCAAAGTGTAACCCTGTTGTTGTGTCACCTATATAAATTGCAGGTGTTGTTGCTTCTTTTGTTTCTTCTATTACACCGATAATTTCACCATCTGCAGTAAATTTTCTATCATTTTTATAATTTATTGAGAATGTGTGAAAATTATTTATATCAACTAAAGTATGTCCAACATTATTTTCTTTATAACACAATTCAATTAAGCTTTGACTCTGTTTCCAAATTCCAATAAAATCATTGCTCACATAAGATCCTATAAGATATTGATAAGTGCCATTGAAAACAGTAAATCTTGCAGTGACTTTTACACCTATGCCATCTTTTTGATTTATAAGAGAATTAGCCCAAGCAGCTCCAGTCTTGTGCAAATATTCTAATCTTATATAATTATCTGGTAAAACTATCTTGGTATCAGGCATTTTCTATTATTCCTTGCTTTCCAATTCTTTTATTCTTTCTTTTATGGTACTTACTCTTTCAGCATATTCAGTCATTTGTGCTATTTCTTCTGCATAGTCTTTTTTTGTTGCTCTACCAGTTGCGATTTTAGTACCAATATAATCATGAGCACTTAACCAACTTTGAACTTCATATAATTCTTGGTATAATAATTCTAATTCTGTTGGTTCTGGAGTGGGTTCTGGCTCTGGTACTTCTATTTTCTTTTGTACCCATTTACTATTTTTTTCATCCCATAATATTTCATAGCCATCTTTTTCCTTTGGTGGGACCTTTTCTGTACTATTAGCAGGCATCAACCAAACAGGAATATGAGCTTTTTGTGTTTCTAATGGATCTAATTGTCTTCTTACTTCGCCAGTATATTTTTTTGTTTCGGGATGATATTGATAAGCTAGTGGCATGTTTTCTCCTTTTAAATTAGATATATTTTATTATGTGCTTTACAACTATACACCTTGGTCTTACTGTGCTTGATGAACCATAAACATCTGAAGAACGTGAAGCATCCAAATACAATCTTTTTCCTACATTATGATTGTTACCACCGCCAAAACCATGTCCTGATGTAACATCTTGATTGGCATAAAATGCTCCATTTGTCATTACGAATCCGCCAAGATATTCTGTTCCTCCATTTGCACTTACTGAAGTATAACCAGTAATGTTAGGCAACCCTGCTTCATATGTTTCACCAACAGACCAAGTACCTGCACTCCATAAAACTCTATGTGATGTATTTGGAATATTGAAAGTATTATATCCGTCACCAACACCATATGTTGTACCAATTGCCTCAAATAATTTTGAATATGTTATTCTTGAAACTTCAGAGCCATCACAAGTAAAATAACCTTGTGGTGTGTTTGTTCCAGCATATGGTAAAATAACACCTACTGGTAAAACATTTTGCACAAATTGTGTTGTTGCCAAATTTGAGTTGTTACTATAGATAGCTGGCGAAGCATTTGTTGAAACATAAAAATTATTTGTAGGATCAACACCTAAACTAATTGTTGGATATAAATCAGCAGAATCATCACTAGATCTAAAACCACCTTTTACTTTTATTTCTCTGTTGCCAGACATGTCTTGATATCTGGTTACTGAAAACCCATCAATTTTTTCATTAGTGTTTTTTGCAATATCAATAATTTGGTCTTCTATCGGTGATGGTTTTGAAAAATAGTTCGATGGCGTTATATTATCATGCAGCGTTATAGATTCATTAAAAACTTTGTTACCATTGATTGTTTCATCCAATGTCTTATGCACAACGGCATCATCTATTTGTTGTTTGGTATATACACTTATTCCACCTTGTAGATCATCGGTAATATAACAAATCCACTCTGGGTGATTTGTTTCTATGTCTTGATCTTGATATTCTTGATAGCTTCCAATCCAATCAAATTTATAAGGCACAGAAGAATTATCTGGGTTTTGATTTACCACAGCCTTACCATGAATATCATACACAGTTTCTTCTAATGAAATTTCTTGTATTATTGAATTATCTGACATACAAGACCTTCCTTTTTTATTATATTACTAGACGTTTATTTGTAGGATCATATGACATATCGCCAGTCCCGCCACTAATTGCTGGTAATTCACTCCAAAGACTAATACCATCGCCGACTTTAATCACATTAGTATCAGATGTGCAACCTAGCTCTCCTGGTAAAAGAATAACATTAGAAGCATTCCATTCAGTTTCTGTTTTTATTCTTTGTTTGTGTTTTATATTTACATCTGCACTTCTAACTCTTGGCATATTATTCCCCTATATTTATATTGCCGGACCATCTAAAACCAAATCGCCGTCTGTGTCTGAAATAACTCTATAACCGCCACTTGTTTGTGTGTCTATTACCACATTATCAACTTCAATATCTCCACTTTCTTCATCATCAACGTCTTTTGGATAGAAATTATCATTTACACCTTCTAACACTAGATCTTCGTTAGTATCAGAAACAACAACAACATCATTATAGTAAGAAATATCACCATGCCCATCGTCATGTTCTACTGGATCACCTTCCTCATCATATATTGGAATTATTTCACCATTTACACCATCAAGTACCAAATCACCGTTTTCATCGGAAACAATTATTATACCGTGTATTTCCAATCCTTCTGTGGTTGGATCATATTCTTCTATTGGCGTTGGGGTTGGAGGAGTTGGACCACCAGTCGCAGATATTACGTTATGTTCATCAATTGTAATATTTTCACCGGCAACCAATTTATTTGCAAGATCGTTATAATCACCACTGAATGCAACAGCTGATAGTCTTGCATTTAGATCATTTATTTGTTTTTGTACGCTATTTATTGCTCCAACTAATGAACTTTTATCTGGCGTGATTAGTTTTGATAAATCTTCTCCAGATCCACCACTTCCTTGGTAATAATTTAATGCGATCCAGGGACTTACACCATCGCCGATTTTTAGTTTAAATAATCCCCCACCTAAAATTTCAATACATTGTTCACCATTTGCAGGAACAGGGTTTAGTGTTGTCCAGTTTGCCGTTGTATCAATCCTGGTAATAATTGGTTTATATATGGTAGCCATTTAGAAAAAACCTTTAATAGTGACTAATTAGTCTTGTTCGAACTTTATCTTATTATAGAACTTGAAAGAAAATGATAGAGAAAAGGTTTAGAAATAATTGAAAAGAGCTATTGTTTCATACGTTCCACCAATGAAAATAGCTTTTGTACATCATCAAGCTCAATTACACCATTATTTTTCAGTGTTTTTCTTCTTTCCTGATACTGTCTTGAGAACATTGAATTTATACCAGAGTCATTAAAGTCCACTATTAGAGCTATATTTTCACCGTTATTCTTGGCTCTTGATACTCTTCCTGTTTGTTGAATGATTTTTATAGGACTCTTGCCACCAGTAAATAGGACACCAGCCTGGAAAGATGTAATATCAACACCTTCATCCATAACTTGAGAGGCTAGAACTATATTATAACCATTCTGCAGAGCTTCTTTTATATCATCAACGTTACCTTTTTTACTGTGGAGTTTTAGGTTTTTATCGTATTCGTGTATTTTATCTCCACCCTGTAAAAATAATGCTGGTACTCCTATTTGTCTTAGTTGTTTCATTATAGGTAGTCCGTGTCTTTTTACTTCTCTGAATAGTACTAAGGTTTTTATATTTTTTTGATTTAGATATTTTATTAATTCGATCCCTGCATAATTTCTAGCTTTATTATGAACGATACACTTTTTATACATTAGGAAGAAATCAGTATTAGGTGGACATTCTATTGGATAGCTTTTGTAATTTATATAGTAAGAATAAGGCTGAGCTATGTTATTATTTGATATTGAGTCATTCATAGTATATTCAGCAGCAGGTTCACCAAAAAATCCAATAGTAACTAAATCGTCTGTGTTATTATATGGATCTGTTGGGTTTTTATAAGGAGTTGCAGTATACCCAATAAGATGTTTTAGGTTAGTGGTATAGAAAAGTAAAGCAAAGTGAGAAATAGACTGAAAATGGGCACACTCATCACAGATTATCGTATCAACCGTTTTTAAGTAGCTTAGATATTCTTCGTTTCCTCCTTTTATTCTGTTATACGATGTTTGAGATGAGATGATTACAATTCGTTTAGATAAGTCAGTAGTTCCAGTTCCAATATCATCTTCTTTTATTCCCATAGCTAAGAATCTTTCATAAATCTGTCTTAGTATGAAATTTTGATTGTTGATGACTAGAATTCTTTGATCTTTCAGTAATAGTGCCACCAAAGTCATTACAGAAGTTTTCCCAGATCCAGTAGAAGAAACAATCAATGAACTATACTTATCTAATGAAGCCGAAACTAAGTCCATTTGATAGTCTCTTACTTGAAAATTAGGAAATACATCTTTGACCTTCTCTGCAACCGCTAATATATCTTCCCTACTGTATTCTGGATATTTTTTCTTTTTATATTCTATTCCTATATTCAATTCCTTAGCTAAAAAATAACATAAACCTGTAGGAAATTTTATAGTCTCAATACCCAAAATATTAGAATGACTTACCCAGAGCTTCGTTGTATTCCATTTTTCTTCCTCAAAGTTATAATCTCTCCTAGTTAATAATCCCTTTGCCCTCTCTATTACTTCAGAAGGTTCATTACTCAGATAACTCCAAAGATTGTCGTACTTATAAATCATATATCAACAGTATAACATAGAACTAACAGAGAAACCACATTAAAATACTCAAATCCCAGTTCTATAATTCAGAGTATTTAGTTTCAGTTCATATAACAAAAAGATAATCCCAAAATGACAGTAGATATAAGACACAGACAGCGAAAAGATACTACACTACAAGAAGGAACATTACCTCTATCTGGTGAAATTATCTATTCAGACTCTAATACTATCAAAATCGGTGACGGTACTAGAACATTTTCACAATTACCGGAATTTTCTTCTAATGCTTCAATTGTAGATAATAATACACTTCAAAATACCGTAACAAATAAACTTCAGGTGGTAGGTGTAAAAAATCATAACACGACTGGAGATATTACAACTGCTTTTGATTGGATTGGAACGCAAGAAGAATATGATTTACAAGATATAGAAACAGAACATCCAGATTGGATTTGCTATATTATTGATGATTTGAGCGGTGCTGTATCTGGAAATGTTTATACTAAAGACGAAGTTGATGGATTATTATCTCAAAAAGCAAATGGTGCCGGTAATGGTGTTTTAACAACTGGAGATCAAAACATTGAAGGTTATAAATATTTTTTAAATAATAATCTAAAATCAAAAAGTATGCAAATAGATTCTACCCAGACACCAGAACAAACTGAATATTTATCAATGCTTATGGGTCATGATAAAAATGGGCAAAGAATTGGTAATTTAGAAATTTATCATAGAGCAGATGGATCAATTGGTTTAGGCTTAAATGCATCAGTTGGGATAAATGGTACAAATAGTTATTCACCAGTACTTTCGACATGGATTAGTCAAGATGGTCAATCAAAATGGACAGAAGCTGGGACACATCCAACAAGTATAACAGCAAATAATTATGAAATAGCAACAACAAAGCATATTATGGATATTTTGAAAGCAATTTATCCTGTGGGGGCTATTTATATTGGAACACAAAACTCTTGTCCTATGTCTGCATTTTTTGGTACTTGGTCTCTTGTTTCATCAGGGAGAGCTTTATGGACAGGAAATGGATCAAATGGTAATACAACAATAGCAGCAGGTTTACCGAATATTACAGGTCAATTTGTTGTTGATGATCAAATTGCAGGAACACCAAGTGGAGCTTTCTATAACACAGGTACGGCATATAACTATGATGCATCTTCTAGTGGTGGTAATGGTAGATATTTAGCTTTTAGTGCGACAAATTCTTCATCTGTTTATGTTAATTCAACAACAGTACAACCTCCAGCTTATGTGGTAAATGTTTGGAGACGTACAGCGTAAAAGGAGAAAATATGTCAGAAAAGAAATATGCAAAAATTATAAATGAAGAAACACATGAAGTACAAATAGGTGCTGGATGTCCAGTTGGTTATTATGTTGAAATTGGAATGACTTTGATGGATGTAGAGTATGGTTGGGATTATAAATGGTATGAAAAAGGATATGTCCCAGAAAAACCATTACCAAAAATAAAAACACGTGAAGAAGTATCAGAAACAAGAGAAAAACTTTATGCACAATATATCGATCCAATTACAGCTCATATACAAAGACTAAAAGATAAAGAGCAAACCGATAATGTAAAAGAAGAAATAAATAGATTGATACAAGAACGTGATAATAAATTCATTGAAATACAAATCAACAATCCTTATCCATTAGAGGTAGAATAATGAGTATCAAAATAGGAAATAATGTTGTTGCAGGATTGCCACTTTTAGACTCCGAACTTAGTTTAACATCAGATAGAGCAGTAAAAAATAGTACAATAACTGCAGCAATAAATGAAAAAGTAAGTGATTCTGTTGTTGCTCATAATACTGGTGATGAAACAATAAGTGGAACTAAAACATTTACTGGTGCTATTGTTTCTACTGCCAGTATTGTTAGAAAAGATATGGTAAATAGTTATTCAGATGTTCCAGAAAATGATGTTATTGTCCCTATATACTGGCAAGATGCTTATAATATAAATTATGGAACAATTGAAACAATAAAAAAGACCAATGGAAACAATGAAATAAGACTAAATGTAAAAGGTATAAACGGTTCAACTTCAAACGTTACTTTAGGTATTGGTGTTGATACTGATAATAACGCTTATGCTTTTGCCCCAACCCCAGTTTCACTATCAAGTAATGATAATTCAATAGCAACAACAGCTTGGGTAAACAACAAATTTCAAATAGTAAATGCACTACCAGTAAACCCTGACGCTGATACTTTTTATTGTATACCAGAATAATATAATGCCAATCTATAAAGGATCTTCAGAAATAAAAAAATTGTATCATGGAGATACAAGAATCCAATATGTTTATTTGGGTGATCAACTAATTTACTCTGGTATTCTTGATTTACCTGTTTCTTATACATTACCAACTACAATCACATCTGAAACACAAGTAGCAACAGCAATTGGTGCGACTCATACAATTTATACAATAACACAAGGAGGATTTTATCGTGTTATTTGTCAGGCTGGCGGTGGAGGAGTATGTACAGGAAATGAAAGTAATAATTTTGCCGGAAAGATAAGTAAGGTTGTTTATTTATATAAAAATACAAAATGTTTATTGTGGGGAGCGACACAAGGATCAGCTGGAAATGCAGGAGAAAAGGTTGCTGGCTTAACTGGATATCCAACACCTGCAAATTATTTAGGCGCAACAGGACCAAACAGAGCCCTTGGTGCATCTGGTGGAGCTGGTGGTGGAGCTGCCGCAAATGGTTTATATGGGACACAAGATGGAGGTTCTGGAGGTGGTGGAGCTGGATTTTTAGCAGGTACAGATTCTCCGGTAACAAATCTGACATATAAAAACGTAGTATGGTCTCAAGGTGTATCAACTAATGAATCTTGGACCGCAGGAGATTTTACTGTTCAACATGTTTATTGCCGTATTTTATGTGGTGGCGCAGGTGGCAATTCTCCAACGGATGATCAATATAGCGCAGGAGGAGCCGGTGGAGGTGCTTGGGGTAATTCTGGCTGGGCATATGACTGGAATCCAAATACAGCCATAGGAAATTCATGGGGACAAGGTGGAAATTCAACATTGTATTCTGTCGGAGGTTCTGGAGCTTGGTGCGTAATGGACTTTTCTTGTAATCAATGGGAACAAGGAAAAGGTGGAGGAGCCGGAGCAAATACAGACGGTTATTGTACATTATATCGGATAGATGAATATGTGTAAGTTCTATAAAAAATAAACAAATGAGATAAGTATGAGTATAAGACAAGGTAATAATATCATAGCAGGCGCAAGAAAAAAGAATTGTGTATTATTTGAGCCACAATGGTTTGATTATACTATTTCTGATATTAATTGGGTTAGGGCAGATAATTTTGCATGGAATGATGGATACATATATTCAGCTGCTTATACACACTTAGTAAACGACATTGATGGATTTACTCCTACTGATGCTGTTTCCGAAACAATTAATGATACAATAATATATTATTATTTAGCACCGGATGGGCATAAAATAGCTGGACCCGATCAAGAATCTGCAATACAATCAATATATGAATCCACAGGCATTGCTTGGTATTATATTTTAGATGAAACCAATCATAGATTCAAATTACCAAGAACCAAATTTGCGTTTACCGGTTTTAGAGATTCAGTTGGTAAATATGTTGCACCAGGATTGCCTAATATTACTGGAAGAGTAACAGGTGATGGATATAACGGAATAGCTGCAATTTATTGGGGTAATAATGGTGGTGCGCTTTATAATGCTTATGAAAATACAACTGCTAATATCGCTCAATATGGTGTTTCAACAACTAAAACTAAAATGTCTGTTATAGGTATTGATGCATCTCGTTCTAATAATATTTATGGGGCTTCTACGACAGTTCAAAACCCTTCAACACAAATGTATTTATATTTTTATGTCGGAGAATTTACGCAATCTGCTTTAGAAAATTTAGCAAATATAAATATTGGTGTATTAGCAGAAATAACAAATTCAATAGAAAATTTAAATGCACATAGAGTTATTAATTTTCAAGCACCAACAGCAGAAAATAATTACACATGGTATCGTAAATATGCTGATGGTTGGGTTGAACAGGGCGGAACAACATCTTTGCCTAATACAACAGGTGCCGTTATTGCCACATTACCGATAGAAATGGCAGATACAAATTATTCAGTTACCGCATGTGCTGTTGTAAATGATGGAACATGGATTAGCGCATGGATACACAGAAATTCAACGACACAAATTCGAGTAGATATGTTTAACCATACTGGCGTTCGGTCAAAAGGAACGACCACTTGGCAAGTAAGTGGTATGGCAGCATCATAATGAAAACGATAATTCTCTATTCTCCGATAACAAAATCTGAATATCTCATTTGTTTAGATCAAGTTATACATCTTCACGAAATAACAAATAAAAGGTCTAAATATTTCGGCTGTATAGAAATGAGATTTGAAGATGGCAGTACACAAATATTCAAAGCCAATTATGTAGATGTGATTGAGGCTTTTGTTGTACACACATGGTTAGAATCGGTATGGAATAGTTTAGTTTGGTGGATAAAAAGTAAAAGAATTAAAAAAGGTAAGAAATGAGTATTAGGACAAATGGTGTAATTATTGCTGGTTTAGGTAGTGGAGGAACAGTAACCAATAATGATAACATAACAATTACTAAAAACATAGATGATAAAATACAAACAGAAGCGGTATTAAACAAAAATAATGCCACTGATGCTGTTCCTTATCTTTATGATTGGATTGGGACAATTGATCAATATACAGCCCAAGACATTGTAAATACTCATCCTGAATGGTTATGTTATATTATTGATGATGACGAAAGAAAATATAACTGTGCAAGAAACATTGGTGATATATTTTTTACTCTGAGAAACGATACTGTATTGAATGGTGCCGTAGCCTGTGATGGATCAACTTATCAAACAACAGATTATACAGGCTTAGATTCGATTGGGGAATTATTAGAAAACGATAAACTTCCATATGTAGATTTAGCGACTTATGCTTCAACTCTTTCTACTTATGGCGTTGTAGGTGTTTTTGGTTGGGATGGAACAGGAACAACATCATTTAGAGTACCAACAATTTTAGATGTTTTTGTAGAGGCAGGAACAACAACACAGATAGGAAATTATCTTGCCGCAGGGCTTCCAAATATTACAGGCAGTGCAGCTTTTGGTCATAATGGTTCAATCTCACTTATAAATGCTGCTACTGGTAGTTTTATAGCCGATAATAATAGAAGTGTTGCAACTTTTAATGGACCAACATCTCTTACGGGAAATACAAGATTAGACTTTGATGCTTCTCAATCTGATACAATTTACGGCAATAGTTCAACAGTACAACCAAGAGCAATCAAATACAGGCCAATGATACAACTTTACACTGTATTGACCGATGATGCTGTTGCAAATAGCCATGAAGTAATATCTTTTCAAGTACCAACAGCAGAAAACAATTATACTTGGTATCGTAAGTATGCCGATGGTTGGGTAGAGCAAGGAAATTGTTACGGGGTTGTTTCGAATACAACTGTAAATCTACCTGTGGCAATGTTGGATTCAAATTATTCGGTGTTAGTGACTTCTGTTGCCACTACCGCCAGTCCAGGACCTCTGTCAGCGCTTGTGTTTTCTAAAACAACGACGAGTTTTAGTACTCAAAATGGTGGTGGTGCCCTCATAGTTTGGCAAGTCAGCGGCATGGCAGCATAAAGGAGTGATATTATGAGTATAAGACAAGGAAATAATATTATAGCAGGAACAATTACTTCACGTATAGATGATGTGCTTTCTCCAGTTAGCAATAATCCTGTAAGAAACAGTGTAATAACAAACACTTTAGAAAAAACAGTTGATCGTAGAAATATTACAAACTGTATTCTTGAAATTCCAAATGATATAAAGCTTACACTAAATAATCATACACTTACTCTAAAAGCTGGATCAAAATTATATTATCCAAATGGTACAAATAATTATGATGTTTTAATAACAACATCTGATTTAGTTTTATCAGTTGGAGGAAATAGTTGGACTAGTGAACCACATATGATATTTGTAAATCATGATGGAACAGTTTCTTCTGGATTTGCAATTAATGATATTTTTTCTGGCAGCACAGCACCATCAAGTCTACCGGGACAATGGGCTGTTTGGTATGATACAATAAATAATATAATAAAAACAACAGATAATGCAGGTGCAACATGGACATCAGTACCATGGTCGTTACCTGTTTGTGTTGCTGTAAATACA